AGTTGGCTTTCGCCTGATAGACGCCGTCTATTGTAACTATGGTGTTGTTCAAATTGACCGGCGCAATAGACAGCGTAAGAGTTACGTCAGAGCCGTCACCCGTCATGCTGTCGATGTTTAAATTTGATCCCGACACCGCTGCCGCTACCGAGTAGACAACAATCTTGCGGTTGTTGGCGGGCGCCGCGCTAAATGTCAGCGTGGTAGCGCCGCTTGCGGTTGCGATGCTATAGGCATCTTGAGTTTGAAAAACACCGTCGATGAAAACCAACAAAGAGCCTTCAGACGAGACAACCTGACTAAGCGCATACGCCGTGGTCGATCCGTTCGCCGTGAAGCTGTCCGTGGAGAATGTGTTAGTCCCGCCACCTCCAGCGATTGAACCCCACTCGGTGGTGTAGCCCTCAAATGCTTGTGTGGTGCTGTTGTATCGGAATCGACCAGCGCCGTCTGCGGGTCGCTGCGCCGTGGTGCCAACCGGCACCGCAATAGCGTCGGTGTTAGATCCAGCGTCGAGGCTAACGGATGGGGTTGTGTCGTTGATGCCTACGCGATTATTGGTGCCGTCTACCTTCAGTACGTTAGTGTCGAACTGTGTGCCGTCGGCTCCAGCAGCGCCCGTGGCTCCTTGCGGACCTGTCGCGCCCTGTGGTCCTGTCGCGCCCTGTGGACCAGTGCTGCCCGTTGTGCCTTGTGGTCCCTGCGCACCTGTCGCGCCCTGTGGACCAGTGCTGCCAGTGCTGCCGGTGCTGCCGGTATTGCCCTGCGGCCCCTGCGCACCCGTAGCGCCCTGTGGTCCTGTTGCGCCCGTATCACCTCGCGGGACGCTCAGTACGCCAGTGTTTGAATCATAGCTGGCGGATGAACCCGCCGCGCCGGTTGATGCGGTTAGTCCGGTTATATCATTGCGTGCAGATGTTGCCTCTGCCGCCTTAGTTGTTGCGGTAGCCGCAGAAGCAGATGCCTCTGACGCTTTAGTTGTCGCGGTAGCGGCGGAAGCCGCGCTTTCAGCGGCTTTTGTTGAGCTTGTGGCTGAAGATGACGCGCTCTCTGCGGCCTTTGTTGTACTGGTCGCAGCGGAGCTTGCAGATGAAGTTGCAGATGCGGCGGCTGCGTTCTGCGAGGCGGTTACCGTAGCCTCAGAATTTGAGGCATCAGACGCGCTGGAAGCGGCAGAATCTCGCGCTGCTTCGGCTGCTACTTGAGCTGCCTCTGCCGCAATCTTGGAAGCCAGTGCAGCAGCGTCAGCTACGCTCTCGACTTCGCTACCGATGTGCTCGAAAAATGAGGCCATAGTCTAGTACCCTGATTGAACTTGTGTGGTAGCGCCCGAGTACTCTGAGGTCTTGGCGTGCTGTAGCGTTCTACCCATCGCGGACTGGTATGCGCCTTCCCAGCGCGAACCGTCAGACCCTAAGTAATTAGCGGCCTCGGCAAGAGTTCCGTACAGGTAAAGCTCTGGGGCTGTTTGAAATATTGAGTTGGTGGTGACGGTTGATGAAAGATGATCGGGTGTGAAGTAGTAAATCATCCTCAGCGTATCGCCTGAAACCTGCGTGGGATTTGGAAACACAAGAAATTTAGATTGCTCTCGCGCAAAAAACTCTGGTGCCTGACCCGATCTAGGGATGTAGGAGTGCAGCTCGGTGAGGCTTATTCGACTCAGCGGCGCGTAGTTCCAAAATAGATCTTTTACTTCAAGGTAGTCGTTTGGGATAGTAGCGTAGCCGTCTGAACCTAAAGTTAGGTCTACGGTCTTCTCGTTTATCGGCGCACGAAGCTCGTGAAATATGCGGTTCTCAGCCAGCTCTATCAAGTCGGGAATAACTGACGATAAATCTTCTCTGTTCAACCAATCGGCTACGGATAGCTTGAGACCGTCATAAGTAGTGAGACTCATAGGCGACCCTTGCGTGTTCGGAGGTAGGCATACTCAGGTGAGTTCAATTTCTTCTTGATCTTCTTCTGATCTTCATATGTGGGGGCCATCACGTTGATGCCTTCCTTCATCCACTCCATGACAACAACTGACGGTATGCTTGCCACTCGATTCCAATCACCCCACTTGTCACCTTTTTCGGTTTCGTTAAAGGCCCTGCGGTTTGATTCAATTATAGGGCTGACATCCTGCGCGTGCGCGATGTGGAGTTTGTCATCCATCTCGTCGTGTTGGATGTGTGCTTTCAAGTCAGACATATAGAACCCTTAGTTGTTAGTACCCCTATAGGTTGTAATAACAGGCACAAGAAAGGGTTGAGCACCCAAGGCTAGGGGTAACCTTGGGCGCTCTGGCTCTCAGGGGAGTGAGAGTTTTCTTACGCTGTTAATGCGTCGATCTTTCCAGACGCGATGTCAGATTTACACACAAGCGTTAGCTCGGTAAGCATCTGGCGCTTGTCTGAGTCACCTGTGCGACTTAGTTGGATTGTTTGCATTGGACGCAACACTGCGCGTGACCAATACTCTGTATCCAACACAAGCGCAGTGTTCGCTTGCATAAAACGATTCGGTAAAACAGAAACTTCACCAAATGGACTAACATAGATATCTACAACATTAGTGATTCGTGATCCGTTACCGAAGTCTCTGTTTCTTCCAGAGGAAGCTGCAAAGCCCGCGACGATTACCGAGTGAGATGGTGTAACCTGAATCTGGTTAGGCTCCGCTCCCTCGTTATAGGTCTTCTCTAGGACATCAAGGACCAATGCTTCCGTTAGTGCTCTATTAGAACCAGCGGTGTTGGTGGTTGTAGCGGAAATCTGATTCGCGGCAGATGTTAGCTGTCTACCAGCGGAACCCGAACCTGCCGTCCCTGCTTGGCCTAAACCAACAAACGAATGTTCTATGTCGCGCTTTAATTCCTTGCCCGCCTTAGCGATTGCGTTTGCAAGATCAGATGTCCGCGCATGCAAACCGATAGCCTCTGCGGTGCCGGATACCTGAACTACCTTACCAAAGATCTGTGTGTTCGCGCTCTTGACAACCTGAGTTACCGTTGACGCGGCACCTGCATCCGCTCCTTCAACGAGGATATTACTACCGACAACAGCGAGGGAGTCTTGCATCCACTGGTGCAGTGTGGCCTCGGCTGTGGAGCTGCCAATACTGCTAAGGAAAGGCGTCTGGGTAGGGGTTATGTCATAGATCACTGACTCAAAGTCTTCTCGTTTACCAACCTGATCGAAGGTCTTGAGGGTATTTGCTACTGTAGGCATTTTATTTAATCCTGTTCAAGATGACGGCTGCTGCATCCTCAACTCGGCCCGTCTTCCTCAATCTCTCGTTTGCTTTGCGAGAACTCTCGGACTGCGTTGCCTTTGTTGCGTCTGCCTTGCCGCCAGACAAAGTTTTAGTGGGTGAGGCCTTGATTTTTTTCTTAGCCGCAACCGTTTTTGCCTGATCAAACTGCATTGCCTTGTAGAGCGCGGTGATTATCCGGTGGTCTGCAACTTGGTTAAACTCCTCGCTGCTTACACCTAAATCTTTTTGAGCATACTGTCCAATAGAATAATACAGGTCGTTATTCCAGTTTGGGATAGCGGTTTTGAGTACAGTCAGGCTTTCTGTCGCGGCTTCTTTTTGCGCGGTTTCCGCCTGTTGCTGTTGCTGCTCCTGATACTGATCCGACTGCGCCTTAATAAATTCGTAGGTGGATCTGGTCTGCTCAAAGCTCGCCTTGGCTTGCTTGTATTGTTCAGGGTTCTCGACTGCTGCACGTTCCCAGTCAACGCCTTGAAAGCGTGAAAGGTCTGCGCCTGCCGCTGAGAGTAACGCAGACATCGTCGCCGTGGTTTCCTCGATCTGGCTCTCTGCGGCCTTTCGAGATTCGGCTAGACTCTGTGTCTTTTGTGTGTAGTCACTTTGTCTGAGGTATCCTAACTTTAATTCTTCGGCACTAAGGGTCTCGCCCCCGACCTCGAATGTCAGTTCTTTTTCTGAGTCTTCCGTTTCGGGGTCTTCGGTTGGGTCTTCGACCTCCTCGTCCTCGACGGCCTCGTCTTCGGGTACATCTTCAAACTCCGCGTCCACGTTGTCAGAGTCCTGAGACTCCTCTTGATCGGATTCTGTTTGCTCTTCCGGTTGTTCCAGCTCGGACTCCAGAAGGGCGGTTAAACGCTCGATCTCGCTTAAACCGAGAGAGTCCGATGGGGTTTGCTCTGTCGGTTCGATTGTATTTTCAGCCATTCTACTCACTCTCTTGTTGTTTGCGCAACTCTAAGTTGTTGATAACTGAGACAAATTGCTGCACAAACACCTGCCCTGCCTTGTACATTGCAAAGAGTCGTTCTCGCTCCTCGGGTGCCTCGGGTGGCGTTTGTAGCATCTGGTCCACAATCCCCTGATTCATTGACTGAAACGCATCGTTGAATATCTGCGAGTTTAGCATCTGAGATGCCGCAGCCGCCTTCGATTCAAGCTCATACATTTCTTGGTTTTCGATATTTTCGCTCATTTAATAAAATCCCCTTTGGGTTGCTTTGGTTTGTCGGCCTTTACGACCTTGGTTGGCTTGGCGGGGGCGGTGTCCCGTCCCCGATACTCCAAGTATTCCTTTATGACCTCCTTTGCATGGCGCTTAGGCTCCTTTCGGGCCTTTGCGCTTTTTAGGAAGCCGTCGAATCTACTTAAATCGTTATCCAATGTTCACGCTCCGCCCCTGTTGGCGCTCTAGCTCAAGCTCTGCGTTCTTGATTTTCATTTCGTGCTTGATTTTCTCTGCGTCCATGAGCAGCTTGGAGTCCTCGTTCTCTTCCTTGTGCTCCTGCTTCTGGCGCTCGAAAACGGTCTTGTTCTGCTCCTTCAAGATATCCAGCTCCAACTGGCCCTCCATAACGCTCACCTGTCTGGACTGCATGTCGGCTTGGAACTCCGCCTGATGCATCTGCATCTGCTCCTGACGGGCCTGCTCCTCCTGTTGCTGCTGCTGTTGCTGCTGCATCTGCTGCTGGAACTCCTCGCTGTTTGGGTCCGCTAGATAGGCGGCACCCTCTTTGATATTCAGAAGCTCAAAGGCTCTGGATATCATCGCGTGCCGCTGCTGCTGACCGTAGAGGCCGCCGAGTGTCGGGTCTTGGGGGTTCATGGTGAACTGCTGGTCGAGGCTCAAAAGCATCTGGGCCTCCTGAGCCTGCTCCTCTGGTGTCAGCGCCACGGCAACGGTCATCTCTGTACGGTCGCCCAGCATCGCGGGGTTGATAGGCACAAAGCGCCCGTCGAGCTGGAGCATTTTCTCCTCGCTCTCGTACTCAACACCGAGGCGGTAGAGGTCTTGCATAAGTGGCTTAAGGAAGTTCTCTGCGAAGTTCCTGCACATCACCATGATCCGCCGGTTGCTTGCGTTCATGAAGGTATTGATTAGGTCGGAGCTGTTCTGCTTGCTGACCGCTGTGGAGTCCATTCCACGGCTCATTCTGCTGGAGCCAGATCGCTGCTCCTTCTCCTGCTCGAAGTTCTCAATTGCCGTGTAAACATTACCGTTGAGCTGCGGTGTAGGCAAAGGCCGCACCACGCTCTCAGGGTTTGGCGACATAACGTCAACAACCGCACCGACTCTGTTGTCTAACAGGTCGCGTGGGTTCTTGACCAGTGACAGGTTGGCTACCCAGCGCGAGGTGGTAGTCAACATCAAGTGATCGACAACGCCGCGCTTAAGGCTCGACATCGTCTTCTGTAGGTCAACAATCACATCCGCAAGCGACATACCATAAAATCTATGAGGTAACGGGAAGGGCGTAAACGTGCGAAACGGTATCTCGCTCACAAGCTCAACATCCAGCATGGTGTGGCGGCTGTGCATACATTTGTAGTACACGCAGGCGTTAAGCTGTTCGTCATAACGCTTTATGTAAGACTCGTAGAGTGTGACGTACTCGCGGTCCTCGGAGTCATCTAAGCCGAAGCGGTCATGGCGGAAGCTGTCCACGGAGTCGCGGCCCAGAGAGCCATCGTCCTTAAGCATATCGTCCTCGTCGAGCTTATCCACCATCTCCTGCGGAAGCCCCTCCGCCAATAGCTCACCTCGGGTCATTGCCATGCGGTGGGAGCAGAAGTCACTGTCTTGAACGGTTTTTGCGCGTGGGTTGATCAGAAAGTTTTCTGGCTCGATGGTCTCGACGCAGACCTTGGATGTGTCTATGCGCCTGCGGGCGGAGCCGGATATTGAAACCTCGCTGTAAACGGTTCCGGTCTGCTCGTCAACAACCTCAACCGCCTCCTCCATAAGCTCAGTAGGTTCAATGCTCGGGTCCGACATCATCTGGTTGAAGTCGTTCTCGCTTACGCCCTCAAACTCGAACTCCTCGTACTTGTAGTCGTCTTTCCAGTACCGCTTAACGATTCCGGTTTTAGCTACCAGCGCGTCATGGATAACATCCGATAAAATTTTATAGCCGTTGTTCTGTCTGTAGAAGTTGTAGTTGGTCCACGCGGTTGCCATGCGTGCGCCCATTGCGTCCTCTGGGCTTTGTGCATCGAACCGGCATATATTTTTGTCTGCCGAGAAACTTTGGAGCATAAGGGCTTTGACCGCCTCGACTGCGTCAAAAACATCTCGGCTTACATGCTGAGAGCGACCACGGATCTCGTTGCCCATTGGCTCACCGTAGTAATATCGGTGGGCGGTGTCGCGCTGCTCACCTACCTCTGAGTTCGCGTAGGTGTCTGCCGCGTCAATATTTCGTTCGAGCGTCGAAAGCAGCTCCTGCTCATCAATAATCGTATTCATGGGATGTGTGTC